ATATAGCATCTTCAAATGGTGTAACTGGATTTGCATTGTTTTCTTCCATAATTTATAGTATTTTAATTAATAATTTTAATTTATATAAATAATAACATAACATTCATCCTTACCTATAAATAGGACTTATCAGTTGGACCTTGAGCCGAAGTATTTCTACTTGAATGTTATATTATTATATCTTTACAATTTGATATAGTGTAGAATTGTGGGAAAATGTAGTGAATGTGATGTGGTAGACACACTTACAAACTCTAGACTTCTCGTTAAACTTAAGTGTTATGTCCACCCCACCCATTAGATTGTCAACAACATTGTTACAATCCCCACCTATATAAAAAAGAAAAGGGACATTAGTCCCTTGTTCTTTAGACAAACTGAATAGTTCCGTCTTTAATTCCTTTTCTGATTTCTTCAGGAAATGAATTGATGTCGTGGAAGTCTTTGACTTGACGACCGTCGTCTAATCTTTTAGACTTCATCTTGTTGTTCTTCTCATCGAACTCGTAGTGAGATGTGATTACCCAACCAGAATTGGTTGTGGTATTAATTTGTATTGATTTCATAATTAAAAGTATTTTGATTAGGATAGTTAATATTATTTGTGGGGGGTACCCTAAACCCCCAACACTAGCCGGGGTGCCTGTACAAGGAGGTCCACACGTTCACAGATCCACCTAAAAAAAATTTTTTATATTTTAAAATTTAACACTCTGTTAACATACATTTATATATACACTCTTATATTTGTTATATGAAAACAATAAATTTATCTCCTGTAGTATACATAATAATAATGATTTCTGTATTTCTACTTGCATTGTAATATATTTTTTATATTTTTGCACCGCAACATTATCACCCTACGGTAACCAAAAATAGGGAAAGACATCGGATTGTAGGGCCAAATAGGTCTAGAGTTTTCTCCGGTAGTTGCAAAAGAACGAGCGTATAAGCTCTAGTTAGGATACATTACACATAGGTAAGTGTGGTGAATTAACATCAGTCTTAGTATCCTTGGGTCTCTGTAAAAAGAAGCACTGCTAGAGTGAAGTCCAAGTTTGAAATAGATTTTCTAAGGGGGATAACTATATCCTATTCAAAAATATTGTAAAACATTTGGAAGTATAAAAAAATTGTTTATATATTTGTAAAAAAATATATAGATATGAATTTTAAACCAAATGGAAATTGGGTGGTTCTTCCAGACCCAAGTAAAAAGAAAACAGATTCTGGAATTATCTTAGACGATAAAACCGCAAAGAGCATTACTACTAACATTTTAGAGGTATTAGCTGCTGGACCACAGTGTGGTTTTGCTAAAGTAGGTGAGACTGTTATGGTTGATCCTAGAGCAGAAGCTATGATTGTACATATAGACGAGAAGCAGTACATTATGATCTCTGAACATCAATTATTAGGTAAGTGGTAAAAGGATCTGTTACTATAGACCTAGAAGATTACCACGCTTTACTAGAATCAGCAGAAAAAACAGAAGAAGTAAAGGGTAAGTTTTTTACAGCAAGTAAAGAACTGCAGGTATTTTTGTCTTTTCTAGCGTCTAGAGAAAACTTAGATAAATATGTAGAGGAATTTAACAGACAATCCAAAACATCACGTATAGTTTTTGAAGGAACGTCGGCTAAAATAGAATTAAAATGAGTAAAAAAACAAGAAAAATAACAGTTACTATAGATAGTACATATAAATACATACAATTATGGAATGGTATCTTTAATTTAACAGATAAAGAACTTTCTATTCTAGCATCTTTTATAGATACTAATATAATTAAAGAAGATATTAATATATGTAGTGTATCTAACAAAAAATCTGTAGCAAAAATAATGGGTATAAAGGATTATAATACTTTAAACAATTATGTAAAAAAATTTAAAGATAAAGGAGCAGTAATATTATCACATAATACATATAAGCTTAATCCGTTTTTAAATCCTGATACAGATTTAGTACAAATAGCAATATCCAGAGGATAATGTTTAAATCTTTAGTGGTGACGTATTTTAATGTGGATATATATGATATATTAATTGTACAAGCGCCTAATGGAGATTTGTTATCACTAAAAATAGAAGAATATGAACCAGAACAACGAGCAAAAGCCCCCGAGTCTTTTCAAGATGATGAAAACATTCACTAAGGAGTTAACTACGTGGATAAAAGAAGGGGCACCTAATGTAACACCAGAATCATACGCAACAAGATTAGATATATGTAGCGGATGTGAACATATAAATAAAAAATCTATGAGATGTATGGCTTGTGGGTGTTTATTAGAACATAAAGCAAAGTGGAGAACTACAGATTGTCCAAAAAAGAAATGGCCTAAAGAATATACAGACGACCTAGCTGAACACGAAGGAGTGGATGATGAGTAAAAATAAAAAACTAATTATATACTATTTAGCAAATAAATATAATTTACCACTAAAGAAAATAGAAAAGATAGTAAACTATCAATTTAAATATGTGGAAAAAATAATGAAAGAGGGAAAATTTGAAAGTATACGTCTCCCATATTTTGGTAAATTTTCAGTTAACCCTAATAGAATAAAACATATAAATAAAAATAAAGATGAAAGATGATTTAATATACATAAATGATGGTGTTGCAATGCCAAGTTCTTACGCTTTGACTATTTTAGAGTTTAAAAACTTGTCAGCTATTGAATTATCTTTTGTATATTTTATGGTAGACCATAGATCTCCTTTTTCCATATATGACTGGGACCAACGTATTACTGAAGTAAAAAATAGTATATTTGGCGAGAAGAAAAAGTGGCAACCATCTGCAAAAGTACTTACAGCTTGTGATAAATATGATAAACTAATAGAAACATCATCTGTAAGATTATTAAAAGCAGCTAGAAATTCTATTGTTAAGTTAGAGAAGTATTTTAAAGATATAGATTTACATTTAATGGATGATAATGGTAGGCCTATATTTCATGCAAAAGATTTAATAGCTAATTTATCTAATATGGGTAAAGTTGTAGACGGATTAACAAAACTTGAAGAGATAGTGAGGAAAGAAGAGCAAGCCGCCAATACAAATAGAGGTGGAATTGAAGTAAACAAATATAGTATGTAATGGATTTTTTAGAAGACATGGAACTCTATGAAGAAGCAATGAAAAACGCTTATCAAATTATAACTAAAAAGAAAACTTTAGATGATATTTATTATGACCTAGAAGAAGGAAAAATAACTAGATTACCTTTACCTTTTGATCCGTTTAGTGAGGATGGAAGAAGTGAAGATGTAATAGATGTAGTTATAGAGTATTTTACAAGTACAGAAGAATATGAAAAATGTGCAGAATTAGTTAAAATTAAAAATAAATGTTTAAAAACACCGATAGAGTCAGACGATCAGCAATATCTTTTATAGAGACTGGGCATTATACATCTGCCTTACCTGGTACTAAAGATTACTATGATTTTTGGGACGAGGAAAAGAAGAGATGTTTGTATGGATATACTGACGGTGACATAAGCGTTACTGGTTTTCATTATTTTTACCTAAACTATTGTCCTATTGATAGAGCTGTTGATGAAGAAATGCCAGACGGTACTATACAATCTAAACGTGAGCGTACATTCCCTAGATTTTACGATGGTGACTGGGAATATTTTCAAGAAATAGATAAAGCAAGAGCACAGAATAAACATATGATTGTTTTAAAAGCAAGACGTAAAGGATATTCTTATAAAGCTGGATCTATGCTTGCACGTAACTATTTTTTTGTACGTAACTCTAAAAACTTTGTATTTGCATCACAAAAAGAATATTTAATTGGTGATGGACTACTTTCTAAAGCATGGGAGTTTTTATCTTTTATAGATGACCATACTGCATGGGCACAACCAAGATTAAGAGATAGAGAGATGACTAAAATGGCTGGATATAAAAAGAAAGTAAATGGTATAGAGATAGAGATGGGTATGAAGTCACAAATAATGGGGGTATCACTAAAAGATAACCCAGATAAAGTAAGGGGTAAGGCAGGTGAGCTAGTATTTTTTGAAGAAGCTGGATCTTTTCCAGGATTACTAAAAGCATGGGAGGTAACTATGCCAACAATGAGACAAGGAGCAAAAACACTAGGGCTGATGATTGCATTTGGTACAGGCGGTACAGAAGGTGCAGATTTTGAAGCAATGGAAGAAATATTTTATAACCCAGAAGCATATGATTGTATGAATTATGATAATATATGGGATGAAGGAGCTATGGGTAGTCAATGTGGTTATTTTATACCTATACAAAAAAACTTAGATGGATTTATAGACGATGAAGGCAATTCTTTAGGGGATAACGCTATAGAATACGAAAAAGAAATGAGGGAAAAGAAGAAAGGTGCTGCAGATGCAAAATCATTAGACCAATATATAGCTGAGCACCCTTTTTCTCCTCAAGAAGCTACACTACAAGTAACTGCAAATTTATTTGACATAGCATCTTTACAAGAACAGTATAATAATATAAAAGCAAATAATTTACAATCTGTAGGTACAGTTGGTAGACTATATTATACAGCTACTAATGAAATTAAATTTAAACCAGACGGAGATCTAAAACAAATACTAAAATTTCCACACAGAAAAGATGATAATACTACAGGAGCTGTTGTTATATATGAATCACCATATAAAAATCAAAAACAACAAGTTCCTATGAATATGTATGTAATATGTCATGACCCTTATGGTCAAAATCAATCTGCAGACAGTTCATCTTTAGGAGCAGCATATGTATTAAAAAGACCAAACAATATATCACATCCTGACGATATTATTGTAGCATCTTATGTAGGTAGACCAAAAACACAAGATGAATATAATAGAAATTTGTTTATGCTAGCAGATTATTATGGTTGTAAGATAGGATTTGAGAACGATCGAGGTGAGGTAATAGCTTATGCAAAGAGACATAGAAAAATGCATAAACTACAAGAAGAATTTGAGATGTTAGACAAAAAAGAACTAAGAAGTAGGAATGTAAAACGTCAATATGGTATGCATATGACCGAAGCAAGGAAGCGTCAAGGTGAAATATATATAAGAGATTGGTTAAATACTGTAAGAAGAACAGATGAAAATGGAAATAAATTATTAAACTTGCATAAAATATATGATCCTGCATTATTGACAGAATTAATTAAATTTAACCATCACGGCAACTTTGACCGTGTAATGGCGTTAATGATTGGTATGTATCATACTAGAGAATTGTATAATGCAGAGGTAAAAGAAATATTAGAAGATAGATCAGCCGATAAATGGTTTGATCAAAATTATTATTAATATGAGTGAATGTAAAAAGAAAAAACCTTATAACCCTCTACCAGAATACTTAACAATAGGACCATCAGATATTCACGGTGTAGGGATCTTAGCGAAAGAAGATATTCCGGCAGAGGTTGT